CTTCATTAGTTAGAGTTATATTCGCATCACCTGTAAACGTAAGTGTTCCTACAGATAATGTAGCTAAGAAAGATGGAGCATCTATAACTTCAGATACAGATAGTTCTACTGTTCCTAATGATAAATTTAAAATACCTAAAGAAGAAACACTAACATTAGCTGTACCTGTTGTTGAAATAGTACCTAAAGAAGAAGCTAATTGAAATCCTGTTACATCAATATCAACATTTCCTTGTACTTGTATTGTACCTAAACTTAATGTAGCTATATTTGTAGGTAGTGTAACTTCAACAGATACTGATGTAGCACCTAAATCACTAAAAGCTGCTCCACTAAAAGGTGTACTACTAAAGGACACTAATCATCTCCTTTTTCATCTATACCTTGTGGGTATGTAATATTATAAGGGTCATCTTGTTTTTGTGGTATTTGACGTAGTTCTTCTATGTAAGCATCTATTTTAGCAATATCATCTGTTGGTGATACTCCTCTACGAACTTCAGAAAGATATCTTTCAATTCTCCATTGTGTATTTTTTATTATACCATCTCTATGATTTCTAACTAATTCCCATTGATTATTTTTATGTGTTTCTTTTTCTTTGTCTGAGAAAGAAGACACTACCCATTTATCTCCATCCCAAGATAATTTTTGTGTACTGTCATTGTGATTAGGAGCAGGATCAACAGAAACAATCCCTAAATCTTTTAACTCACTAGCTGAATAACTTTTTAAATCAGTTACTGTTGTTCCATCAGATTTGCGTATTCGTTTTGGTAATTCTTCTGTAGGATAATTTTTATTTATACTATATAAACTCATGCTAATCCTATCCATAAAGTATCGTTTATATTGTGTGAAGATGACATACTATTTGCTGTAACAATACCTGTACACACTTTTATATAATCTCCTGATTGAAATGTAATTAAAGGACTTCTACATATAACACAAGAATAACGACTAGTACCACTAGTTTCTGCGTATATGTAATAATTACCTGCATTTTGTGGCACTTGTAAAGCTCCAACTGTTAAACTACCTGTAATATTATGAGAAATACCATCAGCCATTCCTGTATAGTGACTGCCTGTACCTGTTGCATTATTCCATCTATTTTTGTCAGTTCCTGTAGTTATAGAACTAAAACTAAGTGAATTAACATTTGTTAAAGCATAAGTACTAGGAACACCAAGACTAGATGAACCATTTACTCTAGTGCTATATGTCCAACTTCTAGAATTAGAAGAATTATTATTAGTAAAAATATAATTATATGCTACACTATTACTTCTTATTACTTGAACAGCTGCAACACAAACATCATTATAATAAGTTGTACTTGCTGTAACTTTTGCAACCATATATATTCTATATGAACCTGCATTTGCAATTTGAACTTGTGCAACATCCCAATTATTTGCAGTATCACTAGTGGAACTTGATTGAAGAAATCGATTAGCTGCTATTTGATAATAGTTACTTACTAAATTTTCTCCTACTGTATCTGTTATTGTAATTGTAGGACTATCTACAAATAAATCATCGCCACCATTACTAGGTTTAACTCTAATTTTAAATGATTCAGTTTCACTTCCATCACTCGGTACTAAAGCTCCTGTAACTGTTGCACTATTACTTGAAACAGTAGCTGTACCTGTTAATGAATTTAAACCACCTGAAAAATCTGCTGCAGATACTGTTCCTGTAACTGAAACTACTTCGTAACTTACTGTTTGACCATCTATCATACCTAGTGTTTGAATGGCACACGTAATTTGTGTTCCTTCTGCAATTGATTGATTAGATCCTGAACCATTTATTACAACAGAATCAACTCTACCTAAATTTGGAAAAGTACCTTCTCTATGATAGAGACTATTATCGTGACAATCCCAAATACCTACAGCACTACTAGTAGTAGGTTCTATTTTTTTACCTATAACTCCACCATTTCTAATCACTATAGTTTCTCCACATATACAGTACCTTGATATTGTACATGACTTGTAAAATCAGCAGCTTGGTATACAGTTGTAGCATTATTAAGAAGACAAATTTGATTTGCTCCTGTATCTCTAATAAAACTAGAACCATGTCCTGTTACAGTAGTATTGTCTTGACCCATAGCTCCTGTAAATCCACCACCTGCACTACCATATTCATCTCTACCACCAGAACCACCACCAAAACCACCATAACCTGCAGTAGAATTGCTTCTAGTTCCACCTATTAAATCTCCTGATCTAAAACCACCACCTCCTGTATTACCAACACTATTTCCTGCACTTAAATAACCACCAGAATTAGGATAAGTAGTACTTTGATTACCATAACCGATACTAGCAGATGAATTTATTGGGGTTGTTTGTAATCCTGATACACCACCTACATTAGTAACAGTTGAATTTAAACTTGTATTCGGTTGACCTTTAGCTCCACCATCTGATGTATCACCACCTGCACCATTTGCAACTAAAAGCATTAAAGCTGTAGCAATTGTATCTCCTAAAGCTACCCAAGACGCACCTGCTCCACCATTACAATGATCTCCATTATAGTTAGGAACACCTTGCCCTACAACTATTAATAATTTATCACCTAGAGTTAGGTTAAAATCTGCTCTAACAGTTACACCTCTCATATAATCATCTGGTGAATCAGTATATCCTGCGTGTCCACCTCTTGCTACTATTCGATAAGTTGCTGATTCAGGAACTGTCCATCTTTGATATCCTTGAGTTGGCACATCAACATAAGTATTTGCCCAAGAATGTCCACCACCACCATTAGAAGTACCACTTAACCAATTCCTAACTTCAGTTTGTGTTGGGCCTGTTCTATGTGCAGAACTACTATAACTGCTACTTAATGACTGTGATACAGTAAAATATGCAGATGTAAAAGGATATAAAGCCGTAAATTCTAAAGTTGCATTTCTCATATGATGAATGCCTTTTCTACCTTCTCGTTGATCTGCTCCTATAGTAGAGCCATATCGTAAGTAATCATAAGACATGCATTATACTTCTCTTACTTCATCGTAAGAATAAGTTAATTGGCAATCGTTACTAGCACTAGCAAAAGCTTCTACTTTTGTATCTTCTGGAATATAAATAGCTGTATCTCTAGATACTAATACAAGTGTACTATCTGCAGGTACTGTTATTGTATAAGCAATCCATCCTTTAAGTGTGCCACCTGCATTGCCACTATTCCACGCTGTTAATTTAACTGAAACATCAACATCATTTGACCCATCAATATTAGTAGCTATCATAGTGTGTATTTTTCTAAGATAAGTAGTTGTACCCACACCTAAACCTAAACCTGCAACAGGTGCTGTAGATGTTGTTAATAGTTGTGTGCCTGTTTTAGCTTCAACACTTGTGGCATTAATTAAATTTACAAACGTCATATGTTATTCCTATCCAAATAAATTTGCGTATGCATACGCTTTACCATTGTGTGCATTTTTATCTGCAGGTTGTGTTACAAAAACTTTTTGATTTCCTGTGCATGTTATTTTAGTTGTATTTCCTGCAGAGGTTTGTAATACAGTATCTCTAGACAATGTTGTGCCAGAAGCAGTATATGTTCCTACACCTATTTCAAAATCATTACCATCTTCAATACAATAATAAGTAATATTGCCATCTCCAATATCTGCAAAAGAACGAAAGCCATTGGCAGCACCACCAAGCGTAAGTGTTCCTTGTCCTGTTGTACTAGATGTTTCTTTAATTCTGTCTTTTAAAACAAGACCCATTAAGTAATCCTTATAATAGCTGTACCTGTAGCACCTGCAGGCATTGTTATTGTAAATGTACCTGAATCAGATGACTGTGTAGAAGCAAAAGCAATTACAGCTACAGCTTTGTTTGATTCAGATGAGTTGTAAATAATTGCTCCATTTGCGTCTATTGTAGCATTAGTAAATTGTACATTGTCAAAATCAACAAATGCTATATCTGCACCTGTACCACCTGTTACTGTAACTGATGTTAAGGTTGCACCACCTGCTGAATAGCTACCTGAATTGGCCACCTCATCACTATTACCTGTTACGTCAGAATAGTTAGCTGTTGCTTTATTGTATGTACCAGATTCACCAGACTTTATTAAAGCTAGTTTAAATGTATCAGTTCCAAATGTATGTATACCTTCTAGTAATTCTTTTTTAAAAGTATTACATAGTGCAGTCGTAATTGCCATTTTAATCTCCTTTTAGCATAGATAAAAGGGCAAGTTTCCCTGCCCTCTTAAAATATTAGTTGTTAGATTAAGATAACATATCTCTATCAACTTCATTAGCTGATACGTCACCTTGATCACTAACATCCATCATTACAGCGTAAACACGTAATTTACCTGCACTATACGTTGCACCATCACCTGCAAAGGTAACATCCAAAGTATCTGCACTAGCAAGTGTTACATCGGCTGCAGGAGTAGCAGAAGGAGCATAAGCACCATCAGCTGCACCATCGATATCAAATGTAGCAACAAATTCGTCAGCGTCAGCTGCACCCAATGATGCTGTAGCATTTGTACCTGTGTTCATAGTTGCACTTGTTACAACTTGAAGACCTGCATGAAGTACACGTGTATTAGCAGGAATGGTAAGACATTGAACAACGTCACCTGCAGTACTAGAAATAGCCTGTGCAGTAAGGTCGATAGTCATATCAACATAATATGGCTGTCTACCGATTCCACCACTTCCATGAGCAGGCTTTAAAAGACTTGTAATTGTAGCCATGTTATATCCCCCTCTATGCTAAGTTATATGCAGCAGTTACGATAGCTTCTGGTCGAAGTATCTTTCTGCCATACAGATGCATGCCACGAACAATGTCTGCAAATGAATCAGGATCACGATATGTTTCGGTCTTATTTATTTGCTCTGCTGTTGCGACTGCTGAACTATGTCCTGCAACAATAATACCCATATTAGAAGCATTAGGACCACCTGTAGTAGAAGGACCTGTACCTAATGAAGGTAGATTGTTAGACTGATAGATCTTGAAACCATGTAGATTGTTTACTACTAGTCCATTTTGTAAACCTGAACCACCAAAGTCTGAATTAAGAAGACGTGAATCTTCATCTTTTAAAACTTCAATCATTACAGGATCAACTACTAGCCAACGACCTTGTGTATCAACATTTTGCTGATCCATAAGTCTTGACATACGTGCAATAATTTGCAATGGACTTGCTAAACCACCTGTAGTTGCATGCATGGTTGCAGTTGTTTGTCCGGGAACTCTTGGCTTAATACCAATAGAGTTATTAGCTGAACCTGCAGATCCATTTTCGGCTGTAAAGTCAGATGCGTCTAATGACATAGTAGTCAAGAGTTCTGCACCAACTAAGTTAGCTCCTGTAGATGCTCCTGTTACAGCTGCTACACCATTAGTAGATGTATTTACTGTATTAGCTGCACCATGAATTGCAGATTGTGTGAAGCCTGACATATAGCCTAGTACTTCTTGATCAAACTGATCAGCTAAACGATAGGCAGCTCTGTCACTTGCAAGTGATTGAAAGTTAACGTGGCTGTGTGCTTCCTCAATGTCATCAATCTTAAATGCAAAATAGTTTGCTTTATCGATAACAAGAGAAAACTCTTCATCGTCTAGATCTTGGGGAGTAATTTGTGTTCCCCTTTCATAGGATTTTACTGTGATTTCTGGTTCTTTAATAATCTTCACAGAATCTCCCATAGCTGCGATCTCACCAAAATAATCATTGTTGGTTATCGCTTCAGCAATAGATGACTTACGAAAAGCAAGTTGCACCTGTTTGCTATAAATGATAGGACTAAAATTACCATTAGGTAAATTACCATGTCCTGCAGCTTTTGGAAATGCCATAATTAATTCTCCTTATATTTCCAAAACAGATGCAAACTACAAACTATCTACAGAGGCCAACAGTTTAAGGTAGATATAAAACGGCTTAAACTATTTGGATAGTCTACAATTATTTTGTTGTTTGCTGAATATAGAGTGTTAGTGTCGTTTCCGGGTAACACCCTACCTTGTATTATATAGTTATACTAATAACTATTTAATTGTCAAGCATTATCTTGCATTGCCTGACAAGTCATATATAAACTTTCCACTACGGATTGATTCCATAATAGTGTCTGCATTCTTTTCATATTCTTGTGCAGACATATTGTTTACATCTGATTCCTTTATCATCCCTGTTGCTTCTGTATCTGGTTGACCTTTTGTTGATCTTGTAGTTACAGTTTTAGCAGCATCTTTGGATGTATCTTTTTTCTTTGCACTAATACCTTTATCGGCTTTGTACAAGTCTATTGCCCTAGCGGCAGCTTTAGCATCACTCTCGTTTTCATACAAAGCATCTTGAATCCATTTAGGTTGTTCATCTGCCCATTCGTGAAACTCATCTGTTTCTTTAATATCATTAAAGTCTGGATGGTATGCTAGTAATTGTGCTTCAGCTTTTTCTCTAGATACATTAGTTTGCATCTCTTTGATTTCTTGTACCCGTGCTTCTAAATGTTGATTTTGTTCTTTAGCTTTTTTAATAGCAATACTTTCAACGATTGCAGCTACATCAGGATATTTATTTGCCCATGCATCTAAGTCTTCTTCACTCTTAGGTAGCTGTATTTCTTTACGTGTAGCTTCATCTAATTGTTTTTTGACTTGATTGATTTGGTCTTCATATTCTTTTTCTTTTGTTTGAAGATGTCTACGCAAATCGCCATAACGCTTCTTAAAAGTTTTTTCTTCAGCCGATAAACTCTTATCATCTTCAACTTCAACTTCTTCAGCTTTCGGTTTATTCTCTTCAACAAGTTGTGCTAATTCCTCTTCATCTTTCTTTTGTCTTTCTTCATTTGTGTATTTACGATTTGTAAATGCTACTTTTTTTTCTGGCTTTACTTCACCGATTGTATTAGTTTCTTCCATTTTATTTCCTTTCAAGGGCCACTAATTGTGGGTAGCTAATTAGGATTTCTTTTGTACTAAAGTCTTCCTTTGTGTTGTTGGTTTTTTCTTTGTTGATGGTTTTTCTACTAACATCCCTTTGTTTCCAAATTTACCTGATGCTAATGAATCAGATCCACCATATGCTCTTGATTCTGCTTCTCTAGATTTGCTTTTTTGTTTTGCTGTATTTCTTGACGCTGTTCTAGATACAGCAGTTTTTTGTTTTTCTTGAGTACTATAACCACTACGTTTATCTTCATCTCTAGTATAATCAGATCTAGCATCGTCTGACTCACTTGCTCTATAGGCCTCTGCTTCAGCACCTATATTTTGTTTTTGTGTATATGTAGGTGTAGTAAGTCTTCCTTGAACTTTTGAACGTCTGCCACCTCCGGGTCCTCCTGCAGTTGGCTTAAACGATTCTTCTACTGATCTACCTACTGGAGTGTACATTCTATCTGATCGTCTTGATGATGCAGGATAACTACCATAAATACCTGCTTTATCATACATCTCTTGTGTGACACCATCTTTGCCAACAACATTACCTTGTTTCTTTGTATTGCCTGTGGCCTTATTTGCATTGCTAATTTTCTTTTGTGTTGCATCTGGATCATCGTTTCCAAACCAACCTGATATCCAATCACCAATACCACCTAAGAATCCAAATAGACCTTTACTCTTATACTCACCTGCTTGTACTTGTTTTACAATATTGTTAATATAATCTTGATCTACTTCTTTACCAAACATTCCTGCAAACTCTTGTCCAAGCATATCCATCTTTGCACCCATTGGCAAATTAAAATACGTGTTTGCATCTAGTCCTAATCTTTTTGCAGATGTTAATACAGCATTATATCCTGTTTCAGTCATAGATCTTGGATTACCATTCTTATCTAATATTACATCACCTTTAAACTTTTCTGCTAAATATTCAGAAGAATAAAAAGTTTCTGGCTCTGGTCCATCGTCATCATCACGTTGACCTTGCTGTGGTTTTACTTCTGGTGCTTTATCGCCCTCTTCTTCTTTCTTAGGCAATACAGTCATTGGTGATCCATCTTCATTTAGCATAACTTTAAATCCTGCAGGTATTGGTTCTAATGCATTACCTCTATAGTCAGCTAATATTTTTCTTGTTTCACCTGTTGTTTCGTTTTTGTAATATACATATCTTCTAGCATATTGTTTATTTGCTTCTTTTTGAATATCAAAATAACCAGATGCAGGATCGGCTGTGCCTGTATTAAAACCAAGCAGTCCACCCATATTCATTTCATCTTGTTTTAAGTTGTCTTCATCTACAGCTGCTTCATCATCCATAATAATAATATCAGCCATATCAAAAGGAATATCATCAGGAAGTTCAGCATCTTCAGGATTACCTAACTGACCCATAGCTTCCATCTTTTTTAATCCCATCTTAGCATCTTGTCTTAATTGCATAAGTTTATTTAAACCAATAAAGCGTGTTACATCTGCAGGAAAAATAAATTCACCTTCACTTACCATTGCAGGTACATCATCTCTTACTTCTTCAGCTAATGATCCTGATGGTACATCGTTTCCCGATACTGGATCTTTTTCTCCACCATCATCTGCCATACCACCTTCTGCAAATAAAAATGTTCCAGAAGACATATTGGATGTTTGTGATGGCATTTCTGGTAAACCACCCATATTAAAAAGTTCCATTTGTTTTTCCATAGCTCCACCTTTGTTTAATCCCTTGCTTCTTTTTTTAGCTGCGAGTAGGGCTTCTTTCTCTGATTTATGTTCACTAGTAGGAATCATACGATTATCCTCTACAGCTTCTTTTAATTCTCTTTCTGTATAGTAGTGACCATTATGTATACTAGGAATATTAATCCACTTACCATTATCTAATTGTATTGTAGAAGAATATTCTGAACGTCTTTCTCCTGTTTCAGTTTCGTAGATAGGTCTACCTGCTTTTGTAGTTTCTCCTGTATCTTTGCCAACCTTTTTACGAGATTTCTTTGACATTTACTTCTTCCCTTAGTGAGTATAACTTTCTAAGTATAGCTAACGATCCTTGAGATCTTTTCCACAGATCTTGATTATCTGTCTGTTCCATTATTCTATTATGATTTTCTATATGATAGTCTAAATACTCAACAAGTGCATCCCATAGCTTTGTATTATTGCATAGGGGTTTGAGGTTGTTGAGGAGTACCTTGAGTTCCTTGTGGTTGTGCATTACCTGTAAATCCTTGTTCTTGTGGTCCCGGAGCCATTCCAGTTCCTATTGTGCCGCCGCCTGCTCCTGTCGGATCATTCGGATTTGCTCCCGCAGGTGGTTGACCTTGTGGCTGTTGTTGTTGAAACTGCTTCATTAGTTCAGCTTGCAATACTGCTTCTGCTTTATTATTAGTAACTTTTTCAGGATCTAGATCTAAGGACTTTGCTATCTCGCTTATAATATAATCCATCTTTGCAAATGGAGCTAGTGCAGGATTAGATGCTACTTGTAAGAATTGCATTAGTCTTTGGCTACGTACTTCATTAGCCATTAAGCTTTCTGTACCCCTAGCTTTTACTTCTAAGTCACCTTTTATTTCAGGATCAAAGTCAAACTGCATATTAAATCTAAATAATCCTTCACCTAATGGTCTAAGTATATAGTCATCTATATTTTTAATTACAGTTTTAATACCACCTGATGCAGCATTCATAAGCATAGAGATACCACTAGCTGTCCTACCTACACCTGATACACCTGTTTGTCCATGTGCAAAGGAAGGAAAGCCTGTAGATTCATCTGAAAGTTGTCTAGCTTTATCGAATAGCTGTAAGTTTTCGTTTGATACGTTGGGGAATTTTGTTCCAAAGATAGCTTGACCCGGGGCCCCACCTTGTCTACGAAAGACTTTTCCGGGATACACACTTAGATCTTGTCCGGGAACTAGATTAGTTTCATCTACCTCAATAAGTAGATTACCTGATAACACAGCATTATCCACAGCCATACGCATAAAACCATTACATAAAGTTTGCGTATCATCCATGTTTTCTGCTAATCCGACACCAAAAAAACTATATGGATTAAGTTCATAGGGTGCAGACATGTATGGTATATTCATAGGTTTAAAAGGATTAATAACTAATCTTAATAATTTATCATTGCATATCCAAGCATTAATTTGTACTTCATCATAACTTTGTAATTCTTTTGGTATATCAATATCATAATCTTTAAGCATTTCAACATCAAGCATTCCCCAATATTCAAATACTTCAAATCTATTTATTTCTTCAGAATTAGTGTAATCAGCAAGATCGTCTTCCCAAGATTGCTTAACATAGTTTTCTCCCATTGTTATGCATTCGTCAATAGCACCTTCTCTAAAATATGGTCTTTTCTTTAGTCCACGTAACTGAGAACGTGACATTTTATGACGTTCAAAAATATATTGTGCTTCACTCATATTAGTTGCATCTGGATCTGGAAAAAAGTTCCACACAGATACATGTGATATTAATGGCACAGTTTTAAATAAAGGATCATACTCTCCTTCATCACTCCAATTAGGATACTCTTTATCTAAAGCAAAAGGTCCTTTAATAATACCAGTACCAAACAATGCCATCTCAAATGCTGTGCTACGTAAATGAGTGTTAGCATTTGATTCTTGTAACTGATCATGTATTTTCTTTTCCATCTTCTTTGCTGCAATCATTGCAGGATGAAAAGTTATAGCTGATGGAGTTTGTCCAGCTCCTTCTTCTAATCCTTCTACGTCTTTTAACTTATCTTCAAGAGGTCCTAGACTATCCATAAGACTTTGTTCAGTAGCACCTGCTGGTATTTCCTTACCATCACCCTCAAATCCATACGGACTTTCCATAGGTTCTTCACGTAGCTGATCAGGTTTAGTAGGATCAAACTTTACGCTTTCTACTACACCTTCTGGTAATTCTGTTGGTTCAATAGTTACAGGGAATTTGTTTCCAGCAAATAGTACATCTGCTATCTGTCCATAAGCTGCTAGTGTCTTGGTCTTAGTAATCTTAACAAATACTCTTGACTTTTCAGCTTCAGTAAATTGTACATCGGAATCATATAAACCTCTATAGTTTTTATAAGCTTTTAACCATCGTGTTTCATCTTGTTCACGATTGGTATCAGCTTTTTTATACTTATCCATAATATGATAAATAATTTTTATTTCACTAGGTTCATCAGTATCTTCTAAAGCTACAGATGTATCATCAATCATTATTTCGTCATTATCTTCCATATTAATATCCAAATGTTGTATCAGCTATTTGATGCCCATGATTCTGTTTATGTGGTTCGTAGTCAAATACACTAAATCTTGGTCTTGACATTATACCATATCTTAACGCATCATACAAGTGATCTTCTGATTGTGTATCCACATCTTCAGGATTCTTTTTATCTAAAGGAATCGAGGGAAGTTGAGAAACTATATTCGTACAGTTGTTAAAGAAAACCAAACGTGGTTCTTCTGTAAACTCGTCAACTTGTAAACGTCTATGTATCTCATTCTTCCCTGATATCCTACTACCTTTACTTCTATCTGATGGCCGCCATCTGCAACCACGTTGTATCATTTGCTCTGCTAACGACGGGCCAGTATCACCACGCCTATGCCAAAGAGAGCTATCAAGAGTGCCGTAGCTAATAGTTCCGTCATCTTGTTCTACCTCCAGTATCATATCTGCTAAATCCGTAGCTAATACTTTCGATACATACAATTCCCTATATACAATAAGCTGCTCGTCAGGAGAAATAGCAAACCATAAAACTGCAGATTTGCTTCCGTATCCGTAATCACATGCCCTAAACTTTGTCCAACCTGTCGGTATATCAAAAGGTTCGATGACATGAATATCACGATTAAACTCTGTAAACGCTGCACCTTCTTTGATATCCCAATCTCCATCCAAGAGTTGTCTTCTTTGTTGTTCAGGCAAGGACAAGAGCATAGACTCATAATCACCTTGTTCTGCAAGATATGGATTATCAAATAATCTCGCAGGTATAAACCTACGTTTAAATAATGGTTCACCTTCTTTGCTATGGCCTGTTGGATATGTAAGTGTTTCATTTGTTTCTATATCTGTTGCCCAAAATGATTTACCTGCAGGTGCAGGATCGATAAACATTTTCTTTACCCAACCATGTCCTCGACCTCCGGGGTTAGTTGTTGCTCTCATAAAGATAGGCAAGTCAGGACTAGCAGTACGTAAACGTGAACGTAAATAATTCCAAGCAAAGGGCGTAGGCCATTGTGTAAGTTCGTCAAAGCCAATCCATGTAAATGCTAAACCTTGATAACGTAATACGTCATCTTCTCTATCTAAATAAGAAAACCACAATCTCCCACCTGAAGGTGTAACCCATTGCATTTTTCTCTCTGACCATTTTATATTTGGTATAACTTTAGGGTATAGTTCTTGTGACTTCCACACAAGTTCTCTTAATTCTTCTGTTGTATGTCTTAGTAACAAACCACTAAATTGTGGGTGTTGTAAGTATCGTAAAGGATCTGCTAACATTGCATACGACTTGCCGCCACCAGCAGAGCCACCATATAAGACTTCTCTTTCTCCACTAGCTAAAAAATCTGTTTGAGGTCCTTTGTTAGGTTTAAATATTACGTTAAGTGTTTCTTCTACCTTAACAGGTTCTCTCTCTACAATCGGTGTCTGTTTTACTTTGGTTTGCACCTGTTCTTTTGGTTTCGATTTCTTTCGCTTTGGTGATCGCCGCTTCTGCATATTCTGCCCACTTGCGTAGGCTTCTAGCTTTGTTTTTACGTTGTCGTTCATTCTGTAATCTTTTCCTTAAACCTACATGTGAAATGTATCTATCAGTTTGAGAAGACAACCAATTTGCTACTTCACGATATGAGTATCTATTAATATATTCCCTAGCTAATTCTAATAAGTTTAATTCATTAGCTATAGGTAAAAGTAAGTTAGGATCTTCCTCATCTTTCTTATATCCAAAAGGTATTGTTCTTGCTATTCTAGGAATAGGTTGCCACTCATTATCTTCTTTTAAATCTGTAGGCTGTGGCAGTTCCCATGTACCTAATGATCGGTTCATTTTTTCTTTTTTCTATTGTCTACTATCTTAACAGGATTAACATATTTCTTTTGTACCATACCACCTTTGTTTTTCTTTAAGGGATCATGTCTACGCATGCCAATACCACCTGAAGGATCAACTTTTCTTACATACTTTTTTAACTTAGAATCATATTTATAGTTATTAACAATCTCATCTATAGCTTTATTATAAGCTTGAATACTATTATCT